TATTTAATAGAAAATAAAATTAATGGCCACAGATATGTTGGTCAAACTTTAATGGGTTGGAAGAATAGATTTAGATTACATATAGTAGAGTCTAAAAAATTTATTGAAAGACCACTTTATCGTGCTTTTAGGAAGTATGGGATTGAAAATTTTAAAGTGAAAGTTCTTCAAATATGTAATATTGATACTTTAAATGACAGAGAAATTTATTGGATAGATTTTTTTGATACTTTTAAAGATCCTCAACATTACAATTGTACTGCTGGTGGTGAAGGTGGAGAAATTAGTGAAGAAGTTAAGGGTAAAATATCTGAGAGAATGAAAGATATTCCTAGAGGAGAAGACTGGGTAGAAAATATGTCAAAAGGTCTTCAAAAAAAATTAAAGAGTGGAGAAAAATGGGGTTTTATGAAGGGCAATTATGATACTTCAAGTCATGCTAAAAGAAAAATAAAAGCTATTCCAGTTTTAACTCCTTCAGGAAATCAAAAAACTTTTGCTTTATCAGATAAAGAGTTGATATTTGATTCTTCGTCTGAAGCAGCAAAATTTTTGAATGGTAAAACTAGTAATATTTCTAGAGCACTAAAAGAGGGTTGGACTGCATATGGATATAAATGGGAAAAAATTGATAAAACTCCTTATGGGAAAAAAGTATATGGTATCCATAAAGAAACTGGTGAAAGAACCATAACATTCCCATCAATAAAGGCAGCAGCAAGGAATTGGGGTAAACGTGATAGTGGTTTAAGAAATGCGTTAGACCAACCAGGTGTAAGAAGTTTTATGAAGCATTATTGGTTTTATGATAAGGAGGAATGATGAAGGGTAGAATCTTATTTACTGGTGCTGGTGGATTTCTAGGTCGCCAGTTTGTCCCACTTCTTATTGAAGATGGATGGGAAGTTATATGTCCTCGTTCTAAAGAAGTAAACCTTGAAACTTTAGAAGAGGTTAATGTATTATTCGAACAATATTATGATGCTGTTATCCACGCAGCAATGGTGGGTAAGAAGTTTGCTGGAAAGAATGTAATAGATGATAGTTCTATCGTTCATAGAAATATGATGATAGTTGAAAATCTATTCAGACATATTGATAAGACAGAAATTTTTATTAATTTTGATAGTGGTGTTTCATTAAACAATCCAACAGACCCTTATGGATTTTCAAAGTATTGTATTTCTAAAAGAGTTTTAAATCATCCCAAGACAGTTAACCTTCGAAGTTGGGGATGCTTTGGTCCATTAGAAGATAAAGAAAGATTCTTCCATACTAATATAAACAATTATATTCAAGGAAAAGATATTGTTATTCATAAAGATAAGCAAATGGATTTCATCTATGCTGATGATCTTTATAAGATTTTATGTTATTATCTAACTGATGTTAAAATTCCTATACCGAATGATGTTGATTGTGTATATGAGAAGAGGTATTACTTAAGTGAGATTGCTGAAATCATTAATGGATTAGGAGAACATAAAGTTAATATTACTATAAATGAAGATGGTATTGGAGAACCTTATTGTGGAACTTATAATACTCTTTCATTAGATTATCTTGGTCTAGAAAAAGGAATTAAAGATTGCTATGAATATTTTTGTCAACGGAACGTTTGATCTCTTACACAGAGGTCATATAGAACTTTTAAACTATGCTAAAAGTTTAGGTGGTTATGTTTGCGTTGGGATTGATACTGATGATAGAGTAAAACAAATGAAAGGTCCTACCAGACCTATACATAACCAAGAAGAAAGAAAGTTTTTTCTTGAGAACTTGAAAGCAGTAGACGAAGTTAGATTCTTTTCTAATGATGCAGAACTTGAGGGGTTGGTAAAATCCTTTAAACCTGATATAATGGTTGTAGGTTCTGATTGGAAGGACAAATCAGTCATAGGTTCTTATTGGGCTGCTGAACTGATATTCTTTGATCGAATAGGAGATTATGCCACAACAAAAACAATTGAAGATATTATTAATCGGGGATAGTTGTACCGATGAATATGTTTATGGTACTTGTAATAGGTTAAATCCAGAAGCACCTGTTCCTATTTTAAATTTTAAGAGAAAGGATACAACAAAAGGAATGGCGTGGAACGTAAGAGAGAATCTTATGTCATTCGATATGGAAGTTTATATTGTTACTAATCAAGAAGACATTACAAAGACAAGATACATTGATGAAAGATATAACCAACAGATTTTAAGGGTCGATGATGAGTCTTTACTTAAACCTATGGAGTATGAATTACCAGAGGATAAGTTTGATGCTCTTGTTATATCTGATTATGATAAAGGATTTCTAACAAAAGAAAAGATATTTGAATTGGTTGAATGGTTTGATGGACCAGTCTTTATTGATAGTAAGAAAACAGAATTACCAGATGGTTGTTATATAAAAGTTAATGATATAGAATATGAAAAACTACAAACTAAAAATAATAATGTTATTATAACTAAAGGTGGTAAAGGTGCTGAATACCAGGGTCAATTATATACTGGTGAAGATGTAAAAGTATTTGATGCTGTTGGAGCAGGTGATACATTCCTTTCAGCACTGGTTTACTTTTATCTTTTATATGGTAAAATAGAAGAAGCAATTCCATATGCCAATAAAGCAGCATCTATTGCAGTTCAAAATTTTGGCACTTACGTATTAACCAAGGAGGACGTTAATGAGATATTGTGTTGATATAGATGGGACGATTTGTAGTCCTACTATAGGAAGGGATTATGAGAAAGCAGAACCTTGGAAACAACGTATAGATAAGATGAATAAACTTTATGATGAAGGACATTACATCATATACTTTACTGCCCGTGCGATGGGAAGGTTTTCTGATGAAGAATACCTTGTCGCAGGAGCGAAAGCTTCAGCAGTTTTATTTGAGTTGACACAAAAACAACTTAAAGAATGGGGTGTCAAATATCATGAACTTATAATGGGTAAACCCCATGCCGATTATTTTATAGACGATAAAGGTATTAATTCTGATGAGTTCTTCGCAAATTAAAATTGTCCCTAAAGGTTGGGGATATGAAAAGTGGATTGTCAATACTGATCTGTATTGTGGGAAACTCCTTCATATCATTAAGGGTAAGAAATGTTCTTGGCATTACCATAAACTAAAGGATGAAACTTTCTACTTACAAGAAGGTAGATTGTTAGTAAGATATTCAGATGAAGATGATCTAGACAAAGCAGGACAATTAATTATGGAAAGAGGTGATAAGTTCCATGTATATACTGGACTACGACACCAAATGACGGCTCTAGAAGATAGTGATTTGTTTGAGTTTTCTACTCAACATTTTGATGAGGATAGTAATAGAATTATATTAGGTGATTGAAATGAAAAAATTTAATTTAGTTGGTGATACCTTTACTCATCTCACCAATGGGAATAAAGGATACTCTGTTCATGGAAAAACATCAAAGTATATTGAATGGGTAAAGGAAGGTGGTGAAGGAACTTTCTATCTTGATGAAACAATTAATAATGGTATTACTGATGGTAGAGAGGGACCAAAGTATCTTTGGTTATTAGAATCTAAATTTATTAAGCAAGGATTAGTTGAAAGTATTATAGAGAATCGTCAGTTAGTAGAGGATACATATGATACTATTTTTACTCACGATCAAAGACTTCTTTCTTTAGGTGACAAATATAAATGGGTTCCCGCACAGGGATTCTGGATTAAAGAACCTAAAATCTATGAGAAGTCAAAGATGATTTCTATGATCTCTTCTAATAAGACGATGTGTGAAGGACATAGGTTACGTTTAGAATGGGTTGATAGAATAGGTGATCAACTTGATCTTTATGGTAGAGGGTTTAATGAAATTGCTGATAAGGAAGAAGGTCTTTGTGACTATATGTTCTCTGTAGCAATTGAGAATGGACAGTATGAAACTTATTTCACAGAAAAACTCTTGGATTGTTTTGCTACAGGTACTATCCCCGTTTATCTTGGTGCTCCTGACATTGGAGATCATTTTAATAAGGATGGTATAATAGATCTTACAGATGAGTTTGATGTTTCTGAAGAAATATACTATAATAAAATGGATGCTATCAAGGAGAATCTTGAGAAGGCAAAATCAATGGAAGTATTAGAGGACTTTATTTGGAATGAGTATTTAAAATGAAAGTTACTATACTAGGTTCCAGTGGACAAATTGGAGCATACCTGACAAAATATCTTCGTGATAAAGGACATCAAGTAAAAGAGTTTGATAAGAATAATCATCCAACTCAAGACCTAACACAAGTTCTTAATATAAAGCTTAGGAATGCTATTTACGATTCTGATTTTGTTTTCTTCCTTGCATTTGATGTGGGTGGATCACATTATCTTAAGAAGTATCAACATACCTTTGGGTTTCTTAATAACAACGCAAGGATGATGGCAAATGTATTTGAAGATTTACATGAATTTAAAAAACCATTTGTCTTTGCTTCATCCCAGATGAGTAATATGAGTTACTCACCTTACGGTGTTATGAAGAGAGTGGGTGAACTCTATACTAAATCATTAAACGGATTGATTGTAAAGTTCTGGAATGTATATGGAATTGAGAAGGACATGGAGAAAGCACATGTCATTACTGATTTCATTGCTAAAGGATTTGAAACTGGCACCATAGACATGATGACGGATGGCACGGAAGAAAGGGAATTTTTATACGCTGAAGATTGTTGTGAAGCGTTGGAAACGATCATGGAAGAATATACTTCTTTCACTAGTGATGATGAGCTTCATATTACTTCTGGTGTTAGTTCAACTGTTCTGGAAATTGCACAGTGTGTTCAGTCCTTATTTGATCAGATTGGTAAAGAGGTGGCGATTGCCCCGGCAGCGTCGAAGGATGAGGTACAGAAGGATGCTCGCAATGTATCAGACCCCTACATTAGAAAATGGTGGAAACCAAAGACGAGTATACAAGACGGAATCAAAAACGTATTTGAGGAGATGAAGAATGCTTACGTTTAATAAACTTGGTAAGTCAGGAAGACTTGGTAATCAGATGTTCCAGTATGCTGCTCTACGGGGTATTGCTGCTAATCGTGGATTTGATTGGGGTGTCCCACCTGAAGGCACTTCTGGTGTGGATGAATATGGATGTGAAAATAACTATTGTATGTTTGAAACATTCAAGATGACTGGTGCTACCAAAGAGCATCAACATATTGCTGAAGATGTTCAGTGGGCAATCTGGAAAGAGTTTCATTTCAATGAAGAGTTGTTTAATAAATGTCCAGATAATATAAACCTTGATGGATACTTTCAGACAGAGAAATATTTTAAGAATGTTGATAAAGAACTTCGTGAAGACTTCCAGTTTCAGGATGAGATTTATAAACCCTGTAAGGAGATGATTGATAGTCTGGGTGATGGTAGAAAAGTATTCTTACACATACGTAGAGGAGATCCTAAACTTCCTTGGGCATATGTAAATCTAGAAGCAGCACATCCAGTTCAAACTTGGGATTACTATGAGAGAGCACTTGAACACTTCCCAGATGATATTCCTGTTGTTGTATTCTCTGATGTAATTGATTGGTGTAAGGAACAAGATTTCTTTAAACCAGATAGGTTTATTCTCTCTGAAACTACAGATGAATTTGCTGATGGACAAAGAGTTCCTTGGACTGATCTATGTCTGATGTCTTTATGTACTGATGCTATCATTGCTAACTCATCATTCTCTTGGTGGGGTGCTTGGTTAATTGATAATCCAGACAAGACTGTGGTTGCTCCGAAGAAATGGTTTGGACCACAATACGATCATTATAAGATGGATGATTTAATCCCAGAGGGGTGGATACAAGTATGATGGATCTAACGTTCCTTATTCCAACTAGAATCGAGACAGAAGATAGGTTAAGGAACATTACTTCTGTTGTTACATATCTCCTTCATCATGTCCCTGCGAAGGTTATTGTTAAGGAGGTATCGAATCAACCTACCTTTAAGTTTAGATCACTACCAGAGATCAAGAAGAGAGTTGATACTACTAATTTAACTTATCTGTATGAAGAATCTAATGAACCTTTGTTCTGTAAGAGTAAAGTTTTAAATGATTTAATTGTTGCTTCTGATACAAAGGTCGTTGCTAACTATGATACTGATTGTATTCTTCCTGTATCAGCATACAAAGAAGCATATGACGCTATTGCTAACAAGAGAATAGATGTAGTTTATCCATATAACTGTGGGATCTATCAGTGGGCAACGAAATATAATATGGAAATCTATGAAGAGTTTATGAAGACTCTTGATACTGCTACGTTAGATAAGAATAAGACTCTATCTAATTCTACAATTGGATGGACACAGTTTATAAATCGACAGAAGTATATTGATTCTTATATGATGAATGAGAATTTTATATCATGGGGATGTGAAGATGATGAATTTTATTTTCGTATGAGTACTCTTGGTAATTATATGCTTCGATTAGATGGATATGTTTATCATTTAGATCATGCAAGAACTGTTAACTCTTGGTTTAGTAATCCAAAATTTAATAGTAATTATCAGTTGTGGGATCGGATAAGATCATTTGACAAGCAGCAGTTAATAGAGTATTATGAAGGACAAGAGTATCTTAAAACCCGTAGGAAGCAATTAGTATGACAATAGGTTTTAATGCCCTAGGGAGGATGGGACGACTGTGTAATCAGATGTTCCAGTATGCTTCATTAAAGGGCATGGCAAGGAACGTAGGTGCTGATATTATCATTCCATATTATCCTGATGCAGTAGATGACGGCATAGGAAATAAATTAAGAACAGAATTATTTGATTCATTTGATCTTGATGTTAAGACTGGGATATTAAATAACGGACATGCTCCTGTAGTTCATGAAAGGTTCTTTCATTTTGATGAAGAACTTTTTAAAATGTGTCCTGATCATGTAAGTCTTCAAGGTTATTTTCAAACTGAAAAATACTTTAAGCACATTGAAAATGAGATACGTAATGATTTTATTTTTAAAGAAGAAATTCTGACACCATGTAAAGAGATGATAGAGTCTGTAGAGAATCCTATTGCTTTACATGTTCGTCGTGGAGATTATATAAAGAACTGTGAGAACCATTTAAATCTTAAACCAGAATATTATAAAGCAGCACTAGATCATTTTGATTCAGATAGAAACGTTATTGTATTCTCTGATGATCCTGAATGGTGTCAAGAGCAAGAACTATTCTCTGATGATCGGTTTATGGTTTCGGAGAATGAAGACAATAGAGTTGATCTTTGTTTGATGTCACTATGTAATGATTTTATTATTGCTAACTCATCATACTCTTGGTGGGGTGCTTGGTTATCTTCAAACAAAAAGAAGAAAGTTATTGCTCCTGCTAATTGGTTTGGATCAAAAGGATATACAAAAGATCATAACACTAAAGACTTAATCCCTAACACTTGGACAAAGATAACTGATGGACAAGAATAAATCTGCCTTTAAACTTAAAGGACTTCCACATATCTACTGGTTGAATTTAGATTCCGATGTAGAACGTCGTGTGTATATGGAGAAGCAGTTTGAGTATTGGGAAGTAGAAAACCATACTCGCATTGCTGGTTATGATGGAAGAGATGATGATGTTTCTGATAACCTTAAAGGTGTATTCCCAGATAACATAACCCAAAATGAACTTGGGTGTTGTATGTCACATCTGAAAGCAATTAAACATTTCTATGAGAATACTGATGATGAGTATTGTATCATTGCTGAAGATGATGTTAGTTTTGAACCAGTAAAGTGTTGGAACTTTAAATGGAATGAGTTCTTTGCTCTCCTCCCATATGATTGGGACTGCGTTCAGATGACCACAATATGCACTGGTGATATACACGTTAAATTACATTTGAAATTTGTTAATGATTTTTCTGCTGCGTTTTATTTGATTAGTAGACACCATGCTTCTAAACTTATGAAGAATCATATGCGTGGAGATAAATGGAAATTAGATAATGGTGTTAAACCAAGAGCAGTGTCAGAAGATACTGTATTAGAAACAGGAAAGACATATACTATTCCATTGTTCCTTTATAATTTGAACTTTGCTTCATCAATTCATCAAGAACACATAGGCATCTTTCATAAAGGACCGCACGATGCTTTGTTAAATTACTGGCAACAGGAAGGATGCCAGACAAGTATTCAAGATCATATGAATTACAACCCATATCTGGGTAGAGTTTCAGAGAATTCAGCACAACAGCAACAAGGTTAGGAAACCATCATAATAGGTACAAATACCTTTACAAAATTTAATATTTACTATATAATATTGTTACGTTTCTTAACAGAACACAATGACTTCATCTTCTACGGTTATTACCGAAGACGGCGGCAGACAAAACATGTATGCTGCGGAACCTCAAATTGAGGTAATTGAAGGTTTCGATTACTGGAAGAACGCAGAGATGACTAATGGTCGCCTAGCGATGATTGGTTTCTTTGCAGCAGTACATAACTACATCCTTTTTGGTGCAGTTATTCCTGGTATCTTTTAGAATCAAAGGTCTCTTACACCACTAGCATACGCTAGTCACTTTCTA